AATTAAACACGACCATAACAGGAGCAATAGTAAAAGTGAAAAAAGCACTCTCTTACCTTAAGGCTAAGAGTTGCGATGGGTTCTTTTGTGAACTAGTTTCGACTTTAATGATGTTAGCAGTAAGCACATATGTAATCGCTTATAGCTTAATCAGTATCTCTTAGATTAAGGATACATAACAACCGTCAAGATATTCTTGACAAACCCTCATAACTTGTGTTATAATAGCACATTACAGAGAGGACTACACTATGAATTTTATTGAAGATTTACCTGAGTTGTATAAACGTGACAGTAAAGGCAAAGTACGAATTTGGTGTATCGAAGTTGGATATTCTAATGATGACTATGCAGGTACAAGAACAATTGCCGGTCTCAAAGATGGCAAGAAAGTCACAAGTGAATGGAATATCAGCGAAGCCAAGAATGTTGGCAAGATCAACAGTACTACCGCTTACACCCAAGCCCAAGCAGAAGCAAAGGCTATCTGGGATAAGCGCATTGAAAAAGAATATTTTCTAAACGTAACAGAAATAGACTCATACGACAAGTTTGAGCCTATGCTGGCTGCGGACTATACAAAGACAAAGGTTCAAGTATCGTCTGGATTCAGTCAACCCAAGCTAGACGGCATTCGCTGTATAGCAAACTCAAAGGGATTATGGACACGAAGCGGTAAGCCTATCAATAGTTGTCCACATATCTGGGATGAGATTAAAGATGTCGTAGCACTCAATCCCGCTATTACATTAGATGGTGAATTATACAATCATGAATTGAAAGAAGATTTCAACAAGATTGTTAGTTTAGTTAGAAAGACTAACCTGTCAGAGCAAGGTATCGAAGATTCTAAACGACTTGTTCAGTACCATGTTTATGATGTACATGATAGTAATGAGCCTGACACTACTTTCTTTCTAAGAAGCGAACGTCTAAAGATGGAGTCTACCAGACCTAGATTCTTTGACAAGTACTTACATCTAGTGCCTACCACTTTCTGCGATACTCAAGATGAGTTGGATGAGTTGTATGCATCTTATATGTCTGATGGTTATGAAGGTCAGATGGTTCGACTTGATGAGAAATATGAGTGTAAACGATCTAAAAGCCTTCTCAAAAGAAAGCAGTTTATCACAGAAGAGTATGATGTGGTGTCTGTTGAAGAGGGACTAGGCAATTGGTCTGGACACGTCAAGAGATTTGTTCTCCGACTGCCAGATGGCACGACTTGTGGTGCTGGAGTTAGAGGTACGCAGACTCAGATGAAAGAGCTTTTTGAGTCTAATGAAACGCCTACGTGGGCAACACTAAGATACTTCGGTTTGACACCTGACGGAGTACCAAGATTTCCAGTAGTAGTTGATTATGGTGTTGGTGAGAGAGACGACTAATGTCTTATACATTGAGCAATTGATTGACAAACTGTTTCTTATAGTGTACAATGTTTCTTATAATATGCAATTTTTATTTGGAGTAGTAATTTGAGTTTTTATACTTGTGTGAATCGATACGGCAATAATATGCTGTATCGTGGTTATGATGATCAGGGCAATCCTGTCAAAGCTAGAATACCTTTTGAGCCTACCATGTACCTTGCTTCTCAGAAAGCTACTGGCGAATGGAAAACACTTTACGGACAACCAGTTGAGCCTATCAAACTAGACTCTTTATCTGAAGCAAGTGACTTCATTAAGAAGTACAAAGATATAGACAATTTCCATGTTCATGGTAACTCGAACTTTACTGCTCAGTTTCTTAATCACAAACATCCTGGTAAGATCGAGTACGACTCTAAACTTATCAATGTCGGTAATATCGATATCGAAGTCCAGTCAGATGATGGCTTTCCAGAGCCAGATCAAGCTAAGTATCCAGTTACTGCTATCTGCTACAAAAGTAGTCAACTGAACACCTACTATGTCTGGGGTACTGGTGACTATGACGTATCTAAGACAGAGCTAGAGCTAGATGGCGCAGAAGTTCTCTATGTGCAATGTGCTGGCGAAACTGATCTCATGTTGAAGTTTCTGAACTATTGGATGCACAACTGTCCAGACATTATTACTGGTTGGAACATTCGACTATTTGATATACCTTATCTGATCAAGAGAACTGAGAATATTCTAGGCAAAGAAACTGTGAAGAAGTTCTCCCCCTTCGGTGTCACAAAATATCGTCAAATCGCTATTAAAGGCAGAGATATGGATGCCTATGAGATTTACGGTGTACAGCAAGTAGACTATTATGACCTGTTTACAAAGTTCGGTTACACTTACGGTACTCAAGCATCATACTCGCTAGACCATATTGCGTCTACTGTTCTTGGTGAGAAGAAGCTGTCTTATGCAGAGCATGGCTCATTGTTTGGACTATATAAGTCTGATCACCAAAAGTTCATTGACTACAATATCAAAGATGTTCAGTTAGTAGACAAGATCGACAAGCAGACTGGCTTGATGGACTTAGCACTTGTTATCGCATACAAGGGTGGCGTGAACTATGCAGATACATTCGGTACGACTGGTATATGGGATTCTATCATATATCGTTATTTGAGTGAAAGAAAGATTGCAGTGCCACCATCAAATGCTAAACGCAAAGAATCGTATCCCGGTGGTTATGTGAAAGATCCTAGAGTAGGTATGAGTGAGTGGGTAACCTCATTCGATTTGAACTCTCTTTATCCAAACCTGATTGTCCAGTACAATATGTCTCCCGAGACTCTGTTGAGTGGTGGCGGTGATTTCACTATTGGTGGTGTCGATCACTATCTAAACAATGGTTTGACTGAAGAAGCAAAAGAGATGGATGTCGCTATAGCCGCAAATGGCTCGATGTATCGTAAAGATAAGCGTGGTATTATGCCAGAGATTATTATTGGTCTGTACAACGAGCGAAGAACTGTTAAGAACGATATGCTTAAACTCAAGCAAGATTATGAAAAAGATAAGACTGCTGACTTAGATAGAGAAATTAATCGACTAGATAATACACAGCAAGCCGTAAAGATTTTGCTCAACTCGCTCTATGGTGCATTGGGCAATAACTACTTCCGATACTATGATCTTCGTATCGCAGAGGGCATCACACTATCTGGTCAGTTGTCGATCAAGTGGGCTGAGAAAGCTATGAATAAGTTTCTTAATACTATGCTCAAGACCGAAGAAGATTATGTTATCGCTATGGACACAGACTCGCTTTATGTTGATATGAGTCCTCTTGTGAAAGCAGTTGGTCCTAAAGATCCTGTGAAGTTTATTGATAGAGCCTGTGAAGAAAAGATTGTTCCTATGTTCGCTAAGTCTTATCAAGATATGAACGATCAGATGAATGGCTTCGAGAATCGAATGGTAATGGCTCGTGAAGCAATCGCAGACAAAGGTATCTGGACTGCTAAGAAACGCTATATACTCAATGTATATAATAATGAGGGTGTTCAGTACGCAGAGCCAAAACTCAAAGTGATGGGCATTGAAGCAGTTAAGTCGTCAACGCCACAGATCGTTCGAGACAAGTTTAAGAAAGCTTACTCGATTATGCTTAATTCAACAGAAGCAGACCTACAGAAATTCGTGTCAGACTTCTATGAAGAGTTTCAGAGTTTACCACCAGAAGACGTATCTTTTCCTCGAGGCGTGAGTGACATAGATAAGTGGCGAGATAAATACACTGTATACAAGAAAGGTACTCCGATTCATGTTCGTGGCGCACTTGTGTGTAACAAGCAGATAGAGAAATTGAATCTTTCTAGTGAGGGTATCAAGAATGGATCGAAAGTGAAGTTCTGTTATCTAAAGATGCCTAACCCAGTTATGGAGAATGTCATCTCATTCAATCCATTCTTGCCAAAAGAGTTTGGCTTACACGATCACATTGACTATGAGATGCAGTTCAACAAGACATTCAAAGACCCATTGAAGTTGGTATCAGATGCCATCAATTGGGAACTTGAATATATAAATTCACTCGAAGGATTTTTTACATGAAAATGATCATACCCTCATTTGAGGATTTTGCTAAACGAAAGTATTATGAAGCAATGTATGAGAGAGACAGTTATGGCGAAAAGCAAACATCAGTAGAGAAATGGCTTGATGAGAATCAAGAATATCTCAGAGAAGAGTATCTACTAATCGCTAATACGAAAAAAGACTTAGAGTCAGAAGACAAATAGGAGAAAACAATGTCAGATATATTTGATTTCGGCTTCACTGCCGTTGACGAAACCGAACTGGAGATAGTTCAAAAAGCACAATCGGATCTAACTGATCTGAATCACACAGCAGAGGATGCACAGGGTAAACTAGATGAGTTATACAACTCTGTTATCCCACTGCTTAACAACCTTAAGAAAAATCCCGAAAAGGAATATATTCTCTGGCCTAATCGTACAGCAAAGATTGAAGAGTTTGAGAAGAAATTGTTTGACATTTACAACAAGTAGTGTTATAATAGCGCAGTGAAGTATAATATAGAATTGAATTTGGAGAATAAATTATGTCGTCATTAATGGAAAAACTTGCCAAGAACTCTACCATCAAACTCACTTCCTCTATATCAGAGTCGAAAGTGTTTGGTGTGAAAGAGATGGCGCCAACATCTGTCCCTATGGTAAATGTTGCACTATCTGGCAAGATCGATGGTGGATTATCACCCGGTCTACTCATGTTAGCGGGTCCATCAAAACACTTTAAGTCTGCGTTCGCATTGCTTATGGCAGCCGCTTATCAGAAGAAACATCCCGATGCTGTGGTGTTATTCTATGATTCAGAGTTTGGTACACCTCAGGCTTATTTCGAGTCTTTCGGTGTTAACATGGATCAAGTTATCCATACGCCAATCACTGACGTAGAGCAGTTGAAGTTTGATATCATGCAACAGCTTGAAGGTCTGACAGCTAAAGATAAAGTCGTTATCATTATCGATTCTATTGGTAACCTTGCTTCTAAGAAAGAAGTAGACGATGCTATGTCTGGTAAATCAGTTGCTGATATGTCTCGTGCTAAACAGATGAAGTCGCTGTTCAGAATGATTACGCCACACTTGAATCTAAAAGATATCCCTCTTGTTGCTGTGAATCACACATACAAAGAGATTGGTCTATATCCAAAAGATATCGTATCTGGTGGTACTGGTGCTTACTATTCTGCTGATGCTATCTGGATCATTGGTCGTCAACAAGAGAAAGTCGATAAAGAGATCAAAGGTTATCACTTTATCATCAATATCGAGAAGTCTCGCCATGTTCGTGAGAAAGCGAAGATTCCAGTAACTGTGACATTCGAAGGTGGTATCTCGAAGTGGTCTGGTCTAATGGATGTCGCTGAAGCAGGTGGTTATATCGTCAAACCAAAAGTTGGTTGGTACGAAGCAGTCGATCCAAAGACTGGTGAAGTTAAGTGCGATAAGATGATGCGAGCCAAAGAGATTGTAGATAACAAAGAGTTCTGGCTTATGATGTTTAAAGAGACTGATCTAGCTACTTACATTCGAGACAGCTACACAATGGCAACAAAGTCATTGATCGATGACGATTCGCAAGTGCCTAACTTGGAGACAATCGCAGATGCTTGAGCAAACGATTCTATCAGGATTGTTACATAATGAAGATTATATGCGAAGAGTTGTGCCTTTTCTCAGTGATGATTATTTCGATGACTTCTCTGAGAAAAGTGTCTACAAGTCAATTGTAAGTTATATATCTGACTACAATGGAGTGCCTACGAAAGAGGCACTTCGTATCTCTATTGAAGAGAAGTCTAACATTAGTGATGATCAGTATCAATCAATATCGCAGATCATTACCGCTTTAGATTATGATGAGAAGACTGACATTGAATGGCTTGTTGATAAGACAGAGAAGTTCTGTCAAGACAAAGCCATCTACAATGCTGTTCGTGAATCTATTCTTGTTCTTGATGGTCAACACAAAGACCTTGACAAAGGTTCTATTCCAGAGTTGCTGAGTAATGCACTTGGTGTATCTTTTGATCAAGCGATTGGTCACGACTTTCTTGAACAGCCCGAAGATCGATTTGACTTCTATCACACGAAAGAAGATAAGATTGGATTTGATCTAGACTTGTTCAATAAGATCACTAAGGGTGGTTTGTCACGCAAGTCTCTGAGTATTGCTCTTGCAGGTACTGGTGTTGGTAAGACTCTGTTTATGACTCATTGTGCATCTGCTAATCTTATGGCAGGTAAGAATGTTCTTTACATTACAATGGAAATGGCAGAAGAGAAGATATCAGAGCGTATTGATGCTAATCTAATGAACACAACGATGGACAGTCTACAAGATATGCCCAAAGATGTGTTTATGAAGAGAGTGCAGAAGGTCAAAGATAAGACAACTGGTAAGCTAATCGTAAAAGAGTTTCCAACTGCTAGTGCTGGCTCTGCCCACTTTAGGCACTTATTGAATGAGTTGAAGCTAAAGAAGAACTTTGTTCCCGATATGGTCTATATTGATTATCTAAATATATGCACCAGTTCGAGAATGAAAGCGGGTGCGAATGTAAACTCATACACGATCATCAAAGCAATCGCTGAAGAGTTGCGTGGTCTTGCTGTAGAGTTCAATGTTCCAATCTTGAGTGCTACACAGACAACGAGAACTGGCTATAGTAGTTCAGATTTGAATCTTGAAGATACTTCCGAATCATTTGGTTTGCCAGCAACGGCCGACTTTATGTTCGGTTTGATCTCGACAGAAGAGTTAGAAGGTCTTGGTCAGTTAATGGTCAAGCAGTTAAAGAATCGATGGGGTGATACCAACTATCTCAAGCGATTTATCATAGGCATTGATCGATCTAAGATGAAGTTATTTGATGCAGAAGATTCTGCTCAAGATTTAGTCAACGATGGTCAATCTAATCAGAAGACTGATAGCAAGCCTTCATGGGGAAATGACGATAAAGATAATGTCACTTCATTTAGAAACAAGAAGAAACCAGACTTTGGTGGATTCAAATAGGAGAATAGTATGTGGCTTTGGATGGTAAGTAGTGTTGCGGGTTCACTTTTAGGTGCCGCTTCAACATCTTGGTTTAAAGATACGAAAGCAGGTTTATGGTGTTACGCCAAGTTTGAGCAGATTGCTGACTGGGCAACAGAAAGATATGGTATTGATATCTTGGACAAAGAAGGCATTGCATGGAGACGAAAGTATCCTAATGTCGCAAAACAGATAGACGAGTTAAACGCTGAC